TAACGCTTGAAATGCCAAATGAGCAACTAGGGGCAAGGTTAGTGAGTTTGGAAAGTGATATTGCTTTTTGGCGTATTTGGCGCAACAAATTGGACGATGACCAAACGAATAAGGTGTATAATGACATGAGTGGTATGAGCCAACTGCCAATGTATTTGTCAGATCAATCAGGCGTTTCAATATCAGGAATAAGGGCTAAAGCTGAAAAATTAAAGAGCCGTCACGGGTTAGGTATGTTGATTATTGACTATCTGCAATTGATGGGAACGGACGATGTAAAGGCCGGTACAAGGGAAAGGGAAGTAGCTAAAATGAGCCTTGCTTGTAAGGTTATGGCAATGGAAATGAAAATTCCGGTTATCCTTTTGGCCCAATTAAACAGGGGTAGCGAAACAGGCGGCGGCGACAAGAAACCAAGACTTCACAACTTACGGGAATCGGGAGCAATCGAACAGGATGCCGACATTGTAATGATGCTTCATAGGGATAAATTGAATGAGCAAGAACTTAAATCACAAGGAAATTATGGGCCTTATGACGCTTCGTTGATAATCGAAAAGCATAGAAACGGGGCTACATGCGAATTGCCAATAAAATTTGACGATGATAAAATGAAGTTTTACGAAGATGGTATTGTGTTAAATCCAATGCCACTTCCAAACAGGTACGAACCGGAAGAAGAAGATGACGAAAACGTAACATTTTAACTCCAAAATAGCCTATGACACTTGAATTATTAATTGCCGGAACACATTGCCCAATTAGCGGTATAAGTATTGAAGATTACACTAGAATTAGGTCAGTTAGAAATACTCACCCACCAGGATATTACGCAAGTGATTGGGAAGTAAGTAATGAGAAAAAAGAAAAACAAGTAAGGGCCAAAAGAAAAACAGACGAAGAAAGAAGAATTTACAACAACGAAAAGAATAAAAGAAATTATAACCCAGATAAAAAGCATCAGTATTACCTAACTAGGAAATTAAAATTGAAAGGATAATGTCAAATTTTAAAATGAAATCATTAAAGGCTGCACTTGTCAAAGCATTATTAGATGGTAATGTTTTGGATATAATAAATGGGATGAAAATGATTGGGGCAACTAATATTCCTAGAGAAGTGGGCAGATCAATAATTAATCCTAAAAGTGGTTTTGGAGCAAAGGTTATCAAAAAAAGAATTGACATTACTACTCAATACGGAACAACCGGATATTACTTTACCTATCAATTAGAACGTTCAGAAGCAAACAAAGAAGCCATACAAAAGATGAAAGAGTATCTAGCTGTTAGTGATGTAAAACCAATTGAAAAGAATAACGGAATTAAGCCTAAGTATATTGAACAGGAGCTTTTTTAAAATGAAAAAATATAATGTTATTTACGCAGATCCCCCGTGGGATTATAATAATAAAAAAACGGGTGGTTCTATGGTTTCCGGCGCTAAGTCAAAATACAAAACAATGTCGTTGGAAGAAATTTGCGGTATGCCTATCCAAGATATAACTGACGAAAATTCTGTTCTATTCTTGTGGACTACGGTTCCTTTACTAGACGAAGGGATGCAAGTTTTAAAGGCGTGGGGGTTTAAATATAAGACTATGATTACATGGGAGAAAACAGGAACTTATGGTATGGGGCATTGGCTACGGGTTCAAACTGAACATATTTTAATTGGGGTAAAAGGCTTTGTTGTACCATTTAGACATAATGAAAAAAATATTTATCAGCACCCAATTTGCGAACATTCTGCAAAGCCTCATTTTTTTAGAGAATTAGTAATGACGTTAAGCGACAGAAGTTTTACTGAAAAAACAAGGCTAGAACTTTTTGCCCGTAGTAGATCAGGGTTTTTCCCTGATTATGAATATGAAGGATGGGACGTATATGGCAACCAAGTAAACAACAGCATAAAAATCTGAAAGTATATTGAACAAACACTATTCTAAAATAAAAAACAGAAATAAATGACACCACTATTTGACAGGTTATTAGTTAGGAAGGCTCCTTTGAGGGACGTTACGACAGAAAACGGTATTTTAATTGCGACAGAGGACTTAAATCAGGCACATGAAAGAGGTGAGATAATAGCAATCGGGGCAGATGTTAAGCATGTTTCCGAAGGAGAGTTTGTTCATTTCGCCAAAGGTTCCGGCTCCCCTATTTTAGTTAAGACTGAAACATTGTATTTATTAAGGGAAGGACAACTTGATTTGGTTGAGTAAAAATTAAAACTATGACAAAGGAAGAAATGGAGCGTCAAGACTACCAAAAATGGCTGTATGAAAATAGAGAGAAATCAAAAGAGCTTGCAGCACTAGCCAAAGAAAAGGGGTATAACAGCGGAGATTGGATAATTTCAGACGCTTTCCCTAACACTAAACTTAGGATTGGTTACGGCATGATTTGGTCTGAAATGCAAAATGCGTTAGTGGTTGGGTGTGTCGATGGGCAGAACGGTTACTATACAGCAGTACCAATATACAAACCCAAAGACAATTGGTGGGCGACAAAAGTTGAGTAATAATTTTTAAAGTTTGAACATTGATTTTTCTTTATATTTGACACATTAATCCAATATTCTTTCAGATGGTCAAGCCCGTAAATAAGGTTCTTGTGTCAATTCCGCAAGCATTTGAGGAAGAAATAGTCACAGAAAGCGGCTTTAGATTTTACAAAGACCCGTCCTATCAAAAGGAGTGGAACGCTACCGTAACGGGTACTGTTGCTATAATGTCTGACCTTGTTTCAGAAGAAAGTAAGCCAATATTTAATGAGCTTGATTTAGGGGTTGAATGTTGTTTTGATTACAAAGTAGTCGCTGATTTTGATTATGTTAGCGATGAAAAACACTTCCACGAAGTAACCCCCGAAGGCTCAATTCACCTTAGAAAATACGTAAACAAATTGGGCGAATGGCTCAATGTTAGGTCTGTTCCCACTCACTTTGGCAAAAAGTGGGTGGGTTGGATGCAAGACAAATACATGAACTTTATTGACGGAATTGAAGGTAATGAGAACCGACTTGAAAAATGGTTGGCCCAATTTTCATTTGGTAAAACCGACTCTTTTGTTTTTAGAAACAAGATTTGGGTAGATAAAAAACCTTATTGGTGCGTTGATTACAGCCAAATCATAGCCAAGAAACATCAAGGGTTATGGAAGGCCGTAGGTGATTACGTTATTTGCGCTCCACTTGATGTTGATGTAACCAAGAAAGTAAGCATAACAGCCGGTGGCATCCATATCCCTGACAATGCTATCCAAATGAGGTTCATGGATAGGGCAATCCATCTGAACGGAGCAGAACACATGGGTATAGGTAAGCATGAAGTAATAGCGTTTCAGGAAAAGTATTTGATAAAATACGAAATATCCGGTGTCCAATATTTTTTCATCAAGCAAAGCAGGATAGACGGTGTGTATCCCGTTTCATAAGCTATGGCAAGGAATATTAATGATTGTTACAATATCTCTCAATACATTATCAGAAAAGAGCGTGGCTTATTTCAGACGGTTGCGGAGTTTAACCAAAACATAGGAATGGCTTTCCTTGACGCTATCGAAGTATGGTTTGAAGGTTATGGCCGGTCACAAAAATTACACGATGCCTTACGTCAACTAAGGGTTTACCAAACATTTACAAGCGATAGTGAAGGGTATGTGCTATTCAATTCAAACTATATCCATCTTTTAGGCACTCCATTTACAATTTACGGGAGTACGGTAACCAAGACTTCATTTATTAATGAGGACGAATTTCAGTCAGCAATTACAAACCAGGTAAGGCCGGTTGACATTGAAAATCCAATATTGCTAGATTATGCCACAGAAGTAAGCGGCGTTGTAGTATCGGGCTTTTCTATTTACCCGCAAGTGCAGCATGTAGGTGCTTATTGGTATTTAAGGCTCCCTAATTCCCCTACCCTTTCAATGATACAAGTTGGCCGTGTGCTAACCTATGACCCGATAACAAGCGTTCAAATCGAATGCAATGAAATGTATTGGAATAACATTATTGCCAAATCATTGAAGTTTGCCGGAATAAACATGAGCGAACAAGAGGTATCAGCATTTTCTAATCAGTATAACCAAGAAACTACATAATGCCTGTTGTAACAAAGCAATATATAAGCGACTTGATACTTCTGAAAATAGAAGGTGGTTATCCTGATAGTGGGGCCGCAGTAGAAGAACGTGACATTTGGGGCCGGATTGAGCAGAAGATAAACGCAATGCTAAAGGTGCAGCAATTCAATATGACCTTGCCAAGCGGCGAAAGCTACCCTGAAAACTTATCTATCGGAACTTACGAAGGTGTAACGGTTGTTTCAAGCGGGTTTAAATCCTACGCAACATTGCCGGTAATGCCAATTTCGCTTCCTAGAAACGCAGGGATATACCAAATTTACGACCCAAACAATCCTGAAAACGCTTTTATACCAATAATGAGAGGCCAAAGCCAACTGCTTAAAACGGATAGTTTGTTATCGGATATGATGGGTCAAATAAGCTATGAACCAAGCGGCAAGAAAATCAATTTCAGCAAGGATTTAACCTTAATGGGCGTATCCACAGTAACGATGGAACTTGTCTGCTTGGACATTGGCTTATATGGTCAGTACGATATGCTACCAATACAGTCTGATAGTGTATCAGGATTGGTTGAAGAAATATTTAAAGAGTACATGCCGGTACTGCCTGAAAGCGGTAAGGTTGAAAATTTCAGTAACGCAAATCAAAAAGCTAACCCATAATGGTAGTTACAACACTTGATAGGGTGGTTCGCAACATGCTTTTAAAGAAAAGGTACGGCTTATGCTACTATCTTGATTTCCTATTATATGCAGCCGAATGCCTAAAAATACTGACAATAGACGACCTTAAAGTAATAGATACAAGGCTTATAACAATTGACCAAAACGATGCTACCGTACCAATTCCACCGGATGCAGTAGATGTTATAGGTGTGTATCTTCAAATAGGCCAAAGGCTTCACCCTTTAGTTCCTGACGATAGTTTAAATCCAATACCTAATTATACTAGCAACTTCCAAACAATACAACCGTATATCAACTATACAGAGGCTAATGCAACTTTCTCTGATTTTATTGGCGCACAAGTGTACGCAATGACGACAGTAAACTTTTATGGTGAGCCGGTTGGACGCAATTTTGGATGGGCAGGCGGCGCAGGTAGCGATACTTATAGGGTAATAAAATCAAGGAATGTTATTCAGCTAAACAACTTTTTGCTAGGTCAGCAGAACTTTCAACAAGTTGTTGTTTCAACGGTATCTTCCGGCCAAAATGCAGATGCGGCCACCCATATTGACATACTAGCCGATGACTGTATAAAGAGCTACATTAATTGGCAAATGGCTGAAAATAGCCGTACCTATTCCACAAGCGACAAGGAAAGATTACGCCAATTATGGATACAGGAAAGGGTGATTTTACGTGCAAGGTTGAGCGACCTATCTATTGTAAAAATGACAAGGATTCTTCAAAAAAACAGCGTAGCAAGCCCTCGATGATAAACTCAAAGAAAACTCTGCTTGGAGGCCAAAATGGTGACGATGCCCCGCAATTGTTGGAGCCGGACGAATATTTGAACCTAATGAACGCAAGAGTTACTTCTGCTTCTGAAACGGGCCGTGGATTGAGAGCCGAGAATTTACCTGGCACTACGACAATCGTTGAAAATGTTTTTCCGCCTTATGGCGTATCGTTTCCTATTGGAAGTGGCATTGATGAAGTAAGAAACCGTATCATATATTTTGCTCAAAATACGTTTGACGATCATGGTATTTATTGCTACGAAAAGTCAAGTGGTATTACCTATGCGGTACTTTATGATAGCCAAGTTATAGGTGGATTAGGATTTTCAAAAGATAGCCGTATTGATAGAAATGTAAGAGTAGTAGGTGATTTGGTTTATTGGACAGATGATGATAACCAACCACGTAGAATGAACATTGAAGCAGGTATTAAGATGAATCTTGATGCTTATGTTACAGATGTTTTGCCTTACTCTTATCCAATGAATCCAGAAGTGCTGACTATCATTAGAAGGCCACCTTTATACCCTATTGCGGCTCAAAAGTTTTACCAAACAAGCCCTTCGTTATCTACAAATTTTGTAAAGGATTTTTCAGGTGAATTTTGTGCTAGGTATGCTTATCGGGATGGCGAAATATCTGTTCTTTCAACGTATAGCACCTTAATGCCGTATAATACGAAGGAAGAACTGTACAACAGAATTGACATATTATTTGCCAATAATGAGTACATAGACCAAGATGTTCAAAGGGTTGATTTAGTAGTAAGGTATGGCAACACTAACTCCTTTTTTGTAATATACTCATGGGATAAGGATAACGCAACACAGGCAGCACAAATAGAAGCCCATAATGCAGGAACTCCGCTTTCGTATAGTTTTTATTTTGATAAAATAGGTGAATCTCTTGACCTTGCTTATGTTGTAAAGCCATTTGATAGTGTTCCGTGGCAGTCAAAAACAATTGAAATAGCAAGGAATAGATGCTATCTTGGAAATAATTGGATTGGGTATAATACACCTACAACAACTTCGTTAACGGCTGCATTTGTAACAACAGAAGAAGGGGCCGGAGCGCAAGGCAATATGTGCAAATTTGAGTATTACAACTTCCATACAGGCAGAACGTACTACACAAAATACCTTGTTTCAATAATAGGTACAGCAATAAATGACGGCTTTTATACGCAGCCGGTTGATAGTAACCCTAATCCCGGCACGTTGGCATGGGCCGACCTTGTATTTGTAGGTACGGAAGAAATTGACGTTTATAATTTTTATCCAGGCATCCCAGGATTGCTTGAAATTTTCTATCCATTTTCCCCTGGTACAGCCGTAGAGATTACGGGAGCGCCTTTTAGCACAAGTCTTGTAGGGGCAAGCTGCTTTAAAACAGATGCTTCTTATCAAATTGGGGTTGTGTTTTATGACTTTGCAGATAGAAAATCAGGGGTAGTTACCAATGATGATAACATCTATGAAACCCCCGACAGAACGTATATAACCATTGCTTTTACTACCGCACTTGAATGGTCATTGAGTAATGCTAATGCGATTAATGAAATACCCGAATGGGCTACTCACTATTCAATTGTAATTAATAAGTGCCTTAGAACTAGGTTTTTTCTTCAAGCAAGGGTAAGAAATTTAACATACGCAACAAAGGATGCTGACGGCCTTTACGTTTTCAATACCGATACCTATGCCGCAACTTTAAATGGCGTAGCAGTAGATATTACCCTACTTAACAGTCAGGGTATGGGTTATTCCTTTGCGCAAGGCGACATTTGCAAGATTTATAAATATGACGGCTCAACCCTTACAAATGTATCCATATCAATAGTTGCACAGCAAGGTAATTGGATAGTTTGCGACCTTATTGATATTGGTACAATTGGAGATACGGCAGGCCCGTTTGTGGATGCCTTATTTGAAATTTACACCCCGTACCAACAAAGCACAACGGAACCTTATTATGAAGTAGCGCAAACATTTGTTATTCAGGATGCTGGTACAGCAACAAGAGAGTATTCTTCATTGACAGGTGCTATCGGTGGTGATGTAACAATGCTAATGCGTAATGATGGTACAGATGATTATTTGACCGAAAATATGTCACCAAATGACAAGTATTACACTATTTGGGATACGGATGCAGGCAGGGTTAATATAGTAACAAGTCAAGGCCAATCACATGAAACCAACACAATAGCGTTTTCAAACGTTTATATACAAGGAACTAATGTTAATGGGCTTTCGTCATTTGAAGCATTGAATGAAAAGAGCCTACCTAACGAATGCGGCCCATTGTACAAATTACAGCTAACATCAAAAGTAAGTGAGCAAGGCAATGTGATGTTGGGTATTTGTGTGAACGAAACCGTATCAATTTACTTGGGCGAAGTTCAGGTGGTAGGCGCTGACACCAATGCTTTCTTAGCGCAAGCCGTGGAGGTTATAGGAACCATAAACGTATTAAAAGGTAGTTACGGTACATTAAACCCTGAAAGTGTAATTGAATTTAGAGGGTTAGTATTTTGGTTTGATGTTCTCAATGGCAAGGTTATTCAGTATTCAGCCAACGGATTACAGCCTATTTCTGATTACAAGCAGGCAAGATTTTTCCAACGTTATTCGGCAGAATACATACAAGCGCATACGTTAAATCTTGATAACATAAACGGTTTCCACCATATAACAACTTGTATAGATCCGTTCACAAATGAGTTTTTAATTACACTTCCTGCCTTGATTTATGAGAATTATGCAGATGTATTACCAAGCTATTCAAGTGTACCGTCATACGCAACAAGTATTGTAAATAGGTTTGACATTTTCGATAGGCTAGGTAAAACAATGTCATTTGATATTTTAGGTAATAAATGGCGGCAGAATTACGAATACATGCCCGATTGGATGGACTATCTTCAAACAGGCGTTTACGGGTATAAAAACGATTGTACATTATACCTTCATAACAGCAACACAAACGCTTATAATACATGGTACGGTGTTGAATATCCTGTTAGATTATGTATGTCATGGAACGTAAAAGAAGCGCCAAGTGCAATAAAAGATGTTTTCGATACAGCATTGGAAAGTAATGCTGCGCCTGATTTTACTGTCTTGTACGGTACTTATCCGTGGGTGCAATTAACAGACCTTGAAAGTAGTGATTATGATGAACCGGAAGGTGTTTTCTATGCAAGGTTTTTCAGAGATAGGTTGACACCTGGAGCATTAACAGCAGACCAAAACCTTTATAGCGGTAACGTATTTAAAGAGAATTGCCCTAAAGTGATGTTTGAATTTCAGCAGTATGACGGATTATTCTATGTAACATTTGTGAATTTAGGTTTCCAAATTAGCAAGGGTACTCAATCGTTGATAGGAAGATAAAAGCCCCTAAATAAAAATAAAGGGGCGGGTTTAAATCCTTGAAACGAAAAAATTGAACATAAAGGTAATGATACAAACGGAAAGATTAAATATAAAGCCATTATCATACGGTGAATTATTAAGATATGCGTTTGGAAGGAAAGGGAGTGTTGTAGAAGATAAGGATGAAATTTGGATACTTGAAGATTTGGCTATCAATGTAAGGAACAAAAAAGACGAACTATTCTATACGTTTTGGGTGGCAGATGATAATGGTGAATGGGTTGGTGACATAGGAGTAAAAGGAACACCGTCAGAATTTGGAATGGTTGAAATTTGGTATCATGTAGCAGAGGGGAAAAGAAGTAATGGATACGGTACTGAAATGACAAAAGCGTTTGTAAGGTGGTTAAGTTTGGATAAACGGGTAAATTTTGTTTGTGCTATGGTTGATTTCAATAATGAAGCATCCAAAAGAGCATTAATAAAAAACGGGTTCAAAATTATAAATAAGACAGAAAATCAATATATTTTTATACTTCAAATCTAAATATTCTATATCATGGCAGCAGGTGGAGCCGTAATGGGCATTTTGGGGCAAGTAGGCCAAGTAGCATCACTAATTGGGGCCAATATAGATGCCGGTAAAACACGTAAGCATTTAAAGAAAATAGGAGCGCAAGACCCCGCTTATACAACTAGCCCCTACGCACAACAGGAACTAGGGTTAGCCAATACTCTTTACAATGCAAGGATGCCAGGGGCTTCCGCAATGGAGCGAAATATCTATCAGAACCAAGCCAATACCATAGGTGCAATAAATCGCAATGCAACAGACAGTAGCCAAGCATTAGCGTTAGCAGCCGGAGCGCAAGGGCAAACAAACCAAGCCTTTAATCAACTAGGTATTCAGGAAGCACAAGACCAACAAAGACGCTATCAGAATTTAGTAGGAGCGCAAAGGGGAATGACAGCGGAACACCAATCAATGTTTGATGATTCAATAAGGCGTTGGCAGAATAAACTAGGTATTGAAATGAAACGTAATGAAATACGTCAGCAGCAATGGGGCAATCTTAATAATTATAGCCAGCAGTTAGGCAGTCAGGGCAGTCTAGGTGGCATGATGGGCGGCGGCGGTGCAGCGGGTGGTTCGGGCGGCGGTTTCTAAATTTAAAAATCAACAAATTCAATGAGCAGAAGGGGTTCAGTTTTCCAAGACGGCGGTATAGGTCAGCCATTAGATTACCGTATAGCGGCTCATGCTAATGCGCAGGACAAGGAATTGGCGTATAGGGGTGAACAAGAAAGATTGCAAAGAAAGCAAGCCGAAAGGGATAGTGCTATTGCTGATATTAATAAAGTAAAGGTTGATGATAGCGGTATTAACCCCGTTGATAAATTTAAAAATCAAGCCGTACCCGCATTACAAACAGAAGCATTTAGAAGGCTGCAAGCGGGGGAAAATCCTTTGGCTGTACGTTCATGGATTAATAGCGAAGCGGCTAAATTAGGTACTGCATATACACAAGCCAAAAACTCAAAGGCTATGATTGACAATAACCTTCAATCAATATCAAAAGATTACGAAGGTGGTGACATAGGGAAACTAAAATCACTAGCATACAATGACCTATCAAATGACGTTTTAGAACTTGATGAAAACGGTAATTACGTAGGAGTAAAGGATACTACAATTATACCACAGGATAAAAATTATACAAGCCCTTACATAGAGCCACAAGGGTTAGGTAAATGGTACAATGCAAGCGGTAAGTTAAAACAGTATGCAGAAGATTTAAAACTTAATGATTTAAAAGATTCAGATGTTTACGATGATAAAGGCAGAAGAACTAAGCATGGGTATTCTGCAAAATCAAATTTTCTAAGCCGTCCAATTAAAGACCCTAAAACCGGAGATATAATAGGCATGGAAACAGCCTACGATGAAGTTGACGATGGTGGCGGCAACAAACTAAAAGTATTGCCTGAAATACAAGAGCGTGAAATATTATCAGACCCACGTAGGGCCGCAGAACTCAATCAAATTGTAGCAACAGAAATAGCCGAAATTGAATCAGCAACAGGTAAAGAAATAGACCCAAAACAAGCACACTTATTAATGCGTAACAGGTTGTATCAAATAATGGATGAACATAAAACGCATACCTTTAATACGAATGATGAAGTAAGAATACCAAAGCCCCCTGTAACTAAAATCTACAACAGCAACAATACACCACAGCCGCCAACCGTTAGGCAGATGTACAAAGGCATAGTAGGTAAGGTTACAAATCCTGACACACCATCAATTAAAATAGGTGGTGCGTACTTAGGGATGCCAATGAATGAGTTAGAATCAGACGAAGCGGAAGCCATAGTAAACGAAGTTAAAAAAGCAAAAGGCATTACAGATGTTGATACGGACGATTGGTTTGTAAGGCATGAAAACGGAAAGCTAAAAGTTTATGCTTTTGATGGCGACCATCCAAAACCAACGACAGCAGCAGAAGCTAAATCGTTTGAATTGCCCCCTGCATTGATAACTATTTCCGGTGAAGGGGTAGATGTAAAATCACAAGTAAGGGCGAAAGATAAAGTGGAAGTTGTTAAGGAGTACGCCAAGCCTAACCCAAAGCCAACAGCAAAAAAAGACCCATTAGGGATACTATAATATAAAGAAATGCCACCAATTACAAGAAAGGAATTTGCAGCCAAAGTAAAAGCTAAATATCCCGATTATAGCGATATTGACGATAATGTATTGGTAGATAAAATGGTCGCTAAATATCCTGAATACCAAGAGCAGATAAGCGATTTTAGTGTAACGCAAAAAAAAAATCCTTTACCGACTACTTCAAAGCCCTCTACAAATGGTGTTTCCCCTATACAATCCACATCAAACGGCGTAGGTAGTGATTTTTATAATGCAGTAGGGGGTAATAAGTTTCCTACAACTTTACAAGCAGCACATTCAGAAGATAAGAATTGGGCCGGCAACTTATGGAATAGAGTAGTGTCAGGAACAGAAGGCATTATGAAAGGTGCTTCGGATAATGTGTTTAATGCAATGATTAGTGTGTTGCCCGAAAGTGTAGTAGGAGCAAAAACAGAAGAAGCAAAAAAACTATATCGTGAAGAAGTAATACCGCAAATTGGTGGTAAAGCAACAGGGGCAATTAAGGCTAATGTAACACCACAAGAGAAAGAGAACTTCGATAAAGGAATTATAAGCGGTGCAATAGGTGGGCTTGCTGAAAGTTTGCCTGCAATTGTTTCTCCAAAAGGTACAAAGGGTGCGGCCTTGTTTATGCAAGCGTATGACGGCGCTTTAAAATCTATTAATTCAACGGAAGAAGGGGCCAAGTTACCGGAATCAGATAAAACATCATTTGCTGTTGTTGTAGGCGGAGCGCAAGCGGCACTTGAAAAGTTTGGGTTGGATAAAATATTTGGCAAGCAATCAACCAAAGTAGCAACCAAATTAGCGGCCCGTTCTATCGCTGACCTTGTTAAAAAGTCAACAGCACCAATTACGGCAGAAATGGCAGACCAAGCAATAATGGCTGCGGCAAAGACGCTAAAACAAAAAGTCGTTAATGCAGGCGGTAAAATAACTACTGGTGCATTGGTTGAATTTGGCACAGGTTCATTACAAGAGGCCGCTACTATTTTAGCGGAAACAATAACCAACAAAGCAACGGGCAAAGAGGTATTTGAAAAAACATCATTTGGCGACAAGGTAAAAAGAGTTGCAACTTCCGGTGCAATGGAAGCCATAGGTGGCGGTATATTAGGTACGGCGGCTATACCATTTTCCAAAACCAGGAACTACATAGCAGAAAAGGTAGCAACAGCTAAAACACCGGAAGATATTGAAATGCTTAAATCTGAATTGGTAGCACAAGCACCAAACCTTTCAGAAGAACAAGTGGCAGCTATGGGCCAAACAATTGATAATTATGTTCGTGTAAACAGTAAAATACCGGAAGGAACAGCTAACAGGAAAGAAGTTGCTGAAAAAATAATTGAACGTGAAGAAATTGAAACAGAGCTAGAAAAAAAGACGGCACAAGTAGAAACTGTTGACGCAGCATTTCAGCCCGAAATAAAAAAAGACATTGAGATATTAACCAATAGGGCGAATGAAATAAATGAAGAAATTTCAAAAGCAGAAGAAGCGCCTAAAACAGAACAACCTACTGTATCTGAAGCAGAAATTGATTTATCAAATAAAGAGCAGGTAAATGAGGTATTTAAAAAACAATGGGATGCTGCAAACAGTGAACAAATATTGGCAAATGATGGAGAGCCGGTTCAGGCTAATGGCGGTATTATAGCTAATGGATTAAAAACGCTTACAGATAAAAAATGGGGGCATGGATCAGACAGGCAAGATAACAAGGGTAGTTTGCAAGTATTGGATAATTTATTAGGAGGGGGAGATTTTAAGGGGGATTTTGGCACTATTGGTACAGGGGCATATAATGCAAGAGAAAGCGGGAAGTTTGTAATAGCTACCGATAATCCTAATACTATTAACGATACTAAAAAATTAAATCCAAAAGAAGTTGAAATAATCCTTAATGACCAATTATCTCCGTTTGGGCAAGCGTTGAAAAACAAATATCCCGACTTTGTAATTAAGGATTATAACGGTAAAGAATTTAAAGCTCAACAACCTACTGTATCTGCCCTAGAAATAGGGGATAAGGTTAAATGGGATGGAGAAGAAAGAACAGTAAAACAGGTAAACAATGATGTGGTATTATTTGAAGACGGAAGTAAATATTCATTGGATGATATAACAAAAGCAAAAGAGCATCAGTATAAACAAAAAGTAGGAAGTGAAGTAACTAAGGTTAGTGGTAAAGTTCAACAACAAGCACAAGATGTATTTGATGCTGCGCAAGGTGAAATAGAATTACAAAATAACAAAACACAAGTTGCAGAAGGCAAAGGTTCATGGCGCAAAGAGTTTAATGAAACAAAGGACGCTATGCGGAAGAAAGATATTTTAAGTGCTGTTGCAGACGCAAGTACAGATAGGGCGGAGTTGGCAGAAATTTCAGAAGCAACAAAAGGATTACCGGAAGGGCTTCATTCTGAAATAAACAATTCTGTTGAACATAAATTAAAAGCACTTAATGAAAAAGCCAAAGCAACCGATGAAGTTTCTCTCCCCTCAAAAGAAAGCAAGCCTACTAAAACAGAGCCTATTAGCGATAGCCAAAAGGATTTTGATGAAAAAGGGAAAGTGATAATTGATAATGAAAAAGATTATAGTGAAGGGTATCCGTATTTGGCGGCTGATAAAATAACAGAGCATGGCGTACCGAAGGATATGTCTTTTATTGATAAGATTAAATGGGGCTTATGGAGAAGGGGTTTAATTCAAGATAAACTTGGTAATACAAGGGGTGAAAACGTAAAAAACAAAGGTGTAAAGTGGGCTAATGATGCCGCAGGGAAAGCAAAATCAATGGAAGTGCGAGAACTTTTAGCCCAAAGGGAAATAATTGATAATTATATACAAAAGCAACTACCAAGCGGATATGATAAAGAGCTTGGCGATTTCACAAAATACACAGATGCAGAAAAGAAAAAACTTGTAGAGGAAGGTGTACTGCCGAAATCTGTTATTAAAAAGCTAACCGCAAATGAAGTTCCTAAGTCCACAAAAACAGAAGTCGTTACAAAAACAAGCACTACTGAAAATAAGCAAGCAACAGGAGAAGGAAAGACAAGTGAAGAAGGCAAACCAAAAGAAACCGTAGATTTTAATGAGAGGTTAGTTAAAAAAGTAGATTCTGAAATAGAGGCTGCTAAAAATGATTTAAAGGCTGCCGAAGATAAACTTGCAGGGTATAAAGCCAACAATACTGTTGCTTACAAAGAAGGCAAAGCAGTTGGAACTTTTGGCCAAAAAAATAGGAAAGCCCAACTAGACAAAATTAAATTTAAGCGTGATAAACTTGCAAGACTTGAAGGTATAAGAAAAGCTATTGAAAGTTATAGAGGGGAAGGAAATATTAAAGAGGCTCTAAAGAAAGACCTTAATCATATTTACAAGATGCGTGATGCCAAGAGTGCCATTGACTACGCATGGGATAATACAGAGTCTATCGAAAATGAGATTGCTAAAGAAAGGAAGGTTACAAAACCGGCTCCAAAAAAACAATCAGTACTTGAAAGACCAAAAGAAGAAGTAACTATTGATGATGTGCTTGGTGAGCTTTTAGGGGATGAGATTGGCGAATCTGATTTGGCTAATAAAACCTTGAAAGATAAAGATGGGGGTGTTGAAACTTACATTGATGCAGCCAAAAAAGTATTAAAAGGCCTATATCCAAAAGCGGCGCTTAAAGCATTTAAGACGGACGCAGAATACGTTGCAGCAGGTGGTAAGGAAGGTACAAGGGGTTTTGCCAAAATGAATAAAAATGGCGAACACGAAATACTATTAAACCTTGAAGTAATAGCAGAAACCAATTCAAATAAAACAGTATTCCATGAAGTAATACACCCAATAGTATATGATGCTTTCGGATTGAAACCGGAAGAACTTACACCTATATGGAATGACCTTGCAAAAAAGATGCAAGATGTTCCGGGAATGGAAAGTGTATTTGACCATATTAGTGAATACGCAGAACATAAAAAAGCAGCCGAAGGATTAACAGAAATGCTTACCCAAATAGCAAAGGGTAATATTGATTTAAAGGCAGTACCAAAATCAACCGCTAATCAAATAATTGAATTAATAAACAAAGTATTTGAAGCAGTAGGGCTTGATTTTAAAATAAAAAGTATAGATGATTTTGCTGAAATATCTAAGAAGGTAAAAGAAGCATTTGAAACAGGTGAAACTAAAGGGCTAGAAAAAGTAGTAAAAAGAGGTGGCATAGATAAAGCGGTAAAGAAATTAGAAGCAGCCGACATAGACCCTACACACCGGCAAAAACTAATAGACCTTTTAAAACAAAAAGTAGAAACAGAATTAAAAGCAGGTAATATAACTGAATCAGAAGCTAAAAAAATATATGAGAAAGCAGGAATAAAAGAAGAAAAAGCTGAACCACCTAAAACTCCACCTAGCGAACCGAAGGCAGAAGGAAAAGTAAGCGGCGGTGCATTAAACGACAAGGCTATTCTTAACAGATTAAATGAAGCCAAAGGAACGCCGGAAGAAGCAAGGAAAGGTTTTGCTGAAAAAGGATTAAAGTACGAACCATCTTCACAGAAAGAAGCAGAAGGCATAGCCAAAACTATTATTGATGAAGTTGGAATGGAAGATGCTTTGCTATTGGCCGGAGCCGGTAAGTTTAAGGGAGATACCAATTCATTGATTTTTGCTGAATCTTTAAATAGGTTGGCTGAACAAGAATCTAAAGCTAAAACACCGGAAGAAAAACTTGCAGCCGCACAACGGTACGCAGAAGTAGCAATTGAATATGATGAAGCTGCAAGAGATAAAGGCCGATTCATTAGTGCTATAAATTATTTCTACAAAAAATCAGCATTAGGTATTAAGCTAGTTGAGAAAACAAGAAGGGAAGAAGCGTTTAAAGATTGGTTTAAAAACAAAGACAAATCAGCCAAAGAGTTCTTTGATGAAATGATGAAAGAACCTGAATTTTCTGATTTGGTGAAAGAAAAAGTTGATACTGAATTAAAGAAAGAAAGGGCCGATGCAAGAGCAAAACGCAGGCAGAAGATAGTAGATATTTTTGATAAGGCTAAGTTAAGCAAGGGTGCTACATACGCAACAATCATACCGCCAGATGTTATTAATGGTGCTATCGAAGTAATGAAGCAAGCAACATTGGCCGGAGAAAGTGTAGTTCATGTTGTTGGCAAAGCCGTTGAACATATCTCAAAGCAAATGGCAGGTAAGAGTTGGGATAAGGATAAATTTCAAAAAGAATGGGAAGAAAAATTAAAGGGCATTGATGATGAAGGTGGTAAATCCGTACCAAAGAATAGCCAGGAAAAAGTAATTGAAAGGTTTAGGAAGAAACTTAAAGGTGTAGATGCCGGTCAGAAAGATAAAATCATTCGGGCATCGTTCAAAAAATTAGTTGAGAACGGGGCATTGAAGTATGAAGATTTTAAACAGATCATAGCAGAAACATTAGGCTATGGTGAAATGACCGAAGCCGAAAGCGCCAAGTTGGAACAATTGGTAAACGACATTAATCAGGTTGAAGAAATAGGACGAAAATCAAGAGAAGGAGAAAAGACACTTGAAAAATTGCAAGGTTATAGAGATGCAAAGAAAAAAGCAGAAAAATCAGCAACAGAATTAGGACAGATTGTTTACTCTAAACCTGATATAACCAATCGGTTGTTAAGCATTATGCAGTTGAATACATTGGGCATCCCTTCATTGGTTAATAACCCGATATTCAACGTATGGAATCAAGCTACTGTTAGGTTCCCTATTGGGTTGCAATTAACAGCAATTGACCAAATATTATATCATGGCAGTAAGGTTAGCAATAGAATGTTTGGTACAGATGTTATATTTCCAGAAAATAACATATTTATAGGGCAAAGAGAGTTTTGGCGTAAGTTAGGAACAGGTGCAAAACAATCAACGGAACAATTATTTACCGGATTAACCAATGCTGATTATTTTCAAAAAGAGGTAAAGACTTCACAAATTCATCCATTTACATCTGCAAAGGAATTATGGCAATCTTTCAAAGGAGAAAAGCCATTAACGAAAGCACAGAAAACAGATAAAGCTATTCAAGCAACAGTTGGGATACCTGCTGAAATAGTTGCAAGGTCTTTGAATATAGGCGATAAACCACAACGTTTTGCAGCCGAAGGTGGGCAAGGGGCGGTATTTGCTAAGAACTTAGGGCTAAAAGGTATTGACTATGAGTACTTCATGGAGTTTCCTAAAGAAGAAGCATACATGAAGTATAAAGCAATGGGTCTTAGTGATGCAACCGCAATGAAAAAAGCGGAACAAATTCAGGAACGTATAATCAAGCAAGGGGAAGAATCAACCTTTCAGCAAGATAACTTATTGAACGATGCTCTTAATGCAGCCTTTAAGCCATTCGGTACGGCAGGCGAAGTAGTTAAGAAGTTCAACATGCCATTCGTTAAGATACCGCTTAATGCTTTTTGGTCAGTTTACAATCTTGTAAATCCCGAAGTAGCGTTCATGCAATCAATGGTGTATGGTGCTAAAGCATTTAAAACTAAGTCACCGTTGGATATTCAGCAATCAAAGAAATGGTTTGCGCATGGCGTAACCGGATTGGCAACAATGGCAATAGCAGGAGCATTGGCGAAGGAAGGAATTATTAGCCCAAGCAACGATGACGATACAACAAAAAAAGAACGCCAGGGGGAAAGAACATACGAACAACAAAATTCAGTTGACGTAAATAAACTACGGGCGTACTTACAAGGCAAAGATCCTAACGAAGTAGAGAACGGATTGAATGTTGATTTAAAATGGTTCGGTAACGTAGGCCAAGTAATGAATTTTCAAGCTAAGAAACTTGAAGATATGACACCGGAACAAAAAGAGAATGGCCTTGATTTTTCTGAATCAATATTTCAGAATATGGCTCCATCCGCATTAGACCTAGTACAGAATGGTGTTTTTTCTAATACGTCATCATTATTAACCGCATTGGGTAAGGGCGGTCAATTTGCTGATTCTTATTTATTGAACCTGATGAACATGGCAACAAACATTGTTCATCCTGCTATGTTTGCTCAAATGTCAAGGGCGCAATTACCATATTATACAAAACAAAAAGCAGATACATTTTACGAAGAAGTAAAAAGTAATATGTTAGCAAGGTCAAGTATCCTAAGAAATATAACTGGGCAAAATCCTAAAGCATCAGTAGGGGCTTGGGGTGACAGATTGGATAGGCCGGATAATGTAATGCTAAAACTATTTGGGATAAGCAAGAACAATAAAGACAACTTTGCACAGCCATTGTATGAAGATTACAAGAAAACAGGCAACACCAAATTCTTGCCACCGGCAGTAATGCCAAGAGTAAACGGCCAAGCACTAACCGTTAAAGAAAGTGAACAACTTGAAACATTGGTAGGCCAAGCAAGAAAGAACATGGTAGCTCCTTATGTAAATGACATGGCAACGTTAGCAGGGTTTAAAGGAAGGTATAGTAAACTAAATGAAGAAGATAAGTTATCAGCACTTGAAATACTTTACGAAGAAGGGTTTAATGTAGGTCGTGACAGGTTCATAGCACTATATCCAAAATACGCCAAAGAAGAAAAGTCAAAAGAAGAAAAAGCAGACACTAAAGAAAGAAAGAAATTCAGAAAGTCAATTAAATAAATATTTTTATAATGACACCATCAGAGCTAGATAAATTATTAGGAAGGCTTGCGTTGCTAAAAAGTCATGGTGGCATTGCTTTACAGCAAGAAATAAATGACATTAAAAACAAGTTGAATGATGCAGTAGCGCAAAGGCCAACTCCAACCGTTAATGTACAAACAATAGGTAATAGGTACTTGTCTTTACTTTCTGAAAAAGACTTTGCTACACAAACAACACTTCTTGCATTGTTGGCAAAAATTATTGCTGCACCGTCAACGGAAGAAAAGCAAGATATGTTATTAGCTGAATTACAACTTAAAGCTGATTTAACAGAAACGCAACCTGTAAGTCTTAATTCTCCAATACAAACGAGTTCAATATCCCGATTCTACAATATTCGTGGGCAAAGATATATTTCAACAACAGGGCTTATACAGCAAACATTAAACGTTACAGGGGAAGCATTAGCGTTGCTTATAAATCCAATTGGGTCAGGGCAAGTTTTTATGTTTGATAAAGCAGAATTTGGGTCAACATCTAATTGCCGGTTTTCAATGTATGGGGGCGGTACTACACCACTTATAGGTACTCCAACAGCTAGGCCAATAGGACGTACCGATGGGGGAACATCTACATCTGTAATGGAATTATATATTGGTGGCAATGTTTCTCCGCAGTTTAGTGTTTCAGGTGGGGGGTTTGTTGCCGGTACTTTAAGAAAAGTATCCGCTATGCTGTCATACTATACATACCAACTTCTTAAAATGGACGGAACAATAGTATTGCAACCTGGGCAGCAAGTATATTGGGTAGTAGATGAAACCCCTGGTGGCGGTGCAGGCGATTTTTATACTTTTATTGACTTTGAATGGGTGGAAATCCCAATAGCCAATTGGACGGCTATGGTAACTGCATTACAATCTAAATCAGAATATTAATATATGGATACAGTAGATAAGGGGGGAGAATAAATGTACAGATCAGAAGATTTCAAAAAGTGCTTATTCAATCCTTGTGTAATTGATATTTTCGATGCTTACGAACAGTTGGGTAAGATTAAAGCAATAAGCGATAAGATAGATGATAAGCTGATGAAATATATCGTATGCGTTTATGATTACAGAAGCCCTATCGTTATAAATAATCGGGAGCTAAAAATAAGGAAACAACTAGGGGCAGAAATGGCAGGGTATAATATGCAAAGCAATGAGCTAACGGCGCTGTTTAATATTGAATACGATTATGTGTTAGCCGCTATTGATACATTTTTAAAATCTTTTATCCATTCACGTACATGGTATATGATATGCTCAAATGAAAGTGCCTTTTGGGAATACGGGCAAAGAATGTTGTCGCCTGTTGGTACTATTAGCGAAGATGGTGGAAAGAAAATGAGCGAAAAGGATATTATGGCAGCAATGGCATTGAAAACAAAATTGAGTGAAGATATGCTTGCAATAGATGAAAGGCTTGATGCTAGTTATAAAAAACTATATGGCGATGATGTAAACAGAATGGTTAATAGAGGCACAACACCTGAAACAATAGCAAAAGAAAGGAAGTATGCTTAAAGAGATTGAAGGCGGTACAAAGATTAATATTCAGGGGTTAGGTATATGGCTCCCACCATTAGGTTACGGATGCGATATTGATACAGGTGAGGTAAAGCCAGTTGAAATTATAAAGAATAGTGAAATATCGGCAGAACAGAAATGGCAAAGAGAATTATTGCCACCGGAATATGAATCATGGGTTGAAGATGAAAGGGTAAAAAAGAAGTACGACAAAGATTACTTCAATTATGATTACGAAAATTATAAGCAACGGGAATGGCATAGAAGATTAAATGGTATTTGGATATATGTAAATGGAGTTCCGACATACATTCCAGGTAGTTATTATTTCTTTTTAAATTGGTGGATTATTAAGGAAGGGTCACCTTCTTATAGGTTAGTGGATTTGCATTACTTCTACTTTTGGCAATATTGCGTAGAAGATGCTAAGTGTTTTGGCATGATACAAATGACAAAACGTAGGGGAGCTAAAACCGTGAAGGCTGCTTGTATTTTATTTGAAAGGGTATCAAGGACAGAAAACTCTAAAGGTGGTATTCAAAGTAAAAAGAAAGACCCAGATGCAAAAGATTTTTACGATATACATATAATATCTCCATTCCAAAAACTTCCTGAATTTTATATACCTGTATATGATACAATGATGGGTACTAAACCTGCCAATAAACTATCATTTGTAGCAACATCTGTACGGGGGAAAGAATCATTGTTCAATCTAAATAACGAACAATTAAAAAGTGAAATTGATTTTAGGGAAAGTGAAGCATTAGCTTATGACGGTACAAACCTTTTTGTTCTAATAAATGATGAAAGGGGTAAGGTTAATTTTGATTTGATACAAGCACATCTAGTAGTAAGAAAGTGCGTAATGGATTTGAGGGGGAAGATAACAGGTAAAATGATTGTTTGTACTACGGTTGAGGAAATAGGGGTTAAGGCCCGTTTCCCTGAATTGTGGAGAATGAGCGATCAGTATAAGAAAGAAGAAGGGAAAGCAACAGAAAGCGGGTTGTATAGACTTTTTACGGCAGCTGATGAAGCAGGAGATTGGGATGAATATGGTGTGCCATATACCTTTAAGAATCGGATGAATATTTTAGAATCACGTAGGCTACTAGAAGGTGATTCTAAAGCGTTGATAGATGAAATAAGGAAAGACCCGTTGGATGAACGGGAAGCATTTATGATTCTTAATAGCAATTGTCACTTTGACCCAATGCTATTAAACGAAATGTATCAGACCGCAAAGCCAATATCAAATGAAACAATAGAATACGGCAATTATTATTGGAAAGATGGGATACCATTTGGGGAAAGTCTATGGGAGAATTGCGATAAGTCAACGGCTAGGTGGCAACGGTGCAAGAGCTTTAAAGTTCCTGATGGCCCTAAAGTAGAATGGCGTGGCAATATGGCTATACCATTGTGTCATATTCAATTTATTTCAGGGTGTGACCCATTCCAAAACGATATAACAGAAGAAACAATAAACTCAAAGGCAAGTAGCGGGGTGTTAAATAGGTTTGAAGATGGGACTAATGATATTTTTTTCGACAAAATATTCCCTGCCAAGTACCATTATAGGCCCAAAATGGCTAAGTTATTTCACATGGACATGGTATTGCAATGTTTCCATTTCGGGTGTCAGATATTGGTTGAGGCTAAGATGGATGGGGGGTTAAGGAAATATTTTGAGGATAATGGGCTTGCTGCGTTTTTAATTTACTTACCGGATAAAACTAATGCAGGGATTGATCCTAATCAAGACAACAAGGTTTTGTTATTGAATTGTTGGGAAGAATGGATTATTACACATGGCAAAGAAGGGAAAATGATTTACCCTGATGTGATTGATGATGAAAAAGATGGGCTATTGAAATTCAATGTAAATGAAACAGAGGTTAGTAATCAGGTAATGGGATTAGGGTGGACGTTAGTGGCCGACTTCTTTAAAAGAGCTAATTTCAGAAAAAAAGAAAAACCATCAAATGTTAGTGATTGGTTCCCAAAAAGAAAATCAGTAGCATGAGTAAATGGCTTGAATTTTTTGATTGTATCTACCTTATAAATCTTTCAAAAAGAGTAGATAGGTTATTAGAAGCAACAGAAGAACTAGAGAAATTTAATATACCATTCAAAAGAATATCTGCTATTGAAAAAGAAAATGGAGCAGAAGGATTAAGAGATACAATGCTTTTAATTTTTAATGAGGCATTAGAGCAACAGTATGAAAGAATTTTCGTTTTTGAAGATGATGCAATGTTTTGCAACGAAGATGTTAATGGAGTGATGGATAAGGTAGTTGAACAATTGCCATTAGATTTTAGAATAGTTTACATGGGATGCCAAGCGTCAAGAGGTTTTTCTAATTTTCATTCGCCAAACTTATTGCCGGTAATCGGGGCTTTCGCAACTCATGCTTGGGGTATATCTGTAAAGGCAATAAGGGAAATGGTTGATTTGCAATTACAGGGGCCAATAGATAACTTTATAGTTAGGGAAATACAGCCTATGGGCGGTTGCTACACAACGTATCCTCTATTGGCTACGCAAAGGCCAGGATACAGTGACATAGGTAAGGCTGAAATATCATGGATGCCTTTTATAAATGCCCGCTTTGAGCAAAAGATACATGAACTAAAATCAAGAATGTAATGATACCAATAAGCCTATGTTTAACCACGTACAACCGTTATGAATTATTACTTGAAAGTTTCAATGATGTACTAAAAGACCCAAGAATAGGGGAAGTAGTTATTGTTGACGATATGAGTGATGAAGATATTTACAATGACTTGAAAAATGCCGTAAAATGGATGCCAAAAGTAAACCTATTCAGAAATCAAACGAACAAGGACTGTTACTTGAATAAAAGGGAAGCCATTTCAAGAGCCGCCAACGATTATGTTATAATCCTGGATTCGGACAATCATATTGATGTTAATTTTTTGGATAGGATTTATGCCGAAAATTGGGAAACCGGATTGATATTGGCCCCTTCATGGGCTAAACCTACGTTTGATTATCGGGCATTTAACGGCCTAGTAATAACAAAAGAGAATGTAGTTTCCCACATGAAAGAAAAAATGTTTAGCACAGCACTCAATACTTTCAACTTCTTTATCAACAAAAATGAGTACCTAAAATGCTTTGATGCAACCGTTGACCCCGTAACCGCAGATTCAATTTACTTCAATTATTGTTGGTTAAAAGCAGGGAATAGAATAAAAATAGTTGAAGGGATGGAGTATAACCACCTTGTTCATGTAGGTTCCCATTACCAACTCAACAATCATCGTACCGGAAACTTTTATGACCTAGTAGAAAAAAATATTATGAATTTAAAATAATACGTTTTACTTTTACTATGCTTATCAGTTTTACCGTCAATGAAATCCAATACAAAATACTTTAAAATTACGCCTCACATTCGGATGCAGCCTGCCTTTATTGACGGACTGATAAGCCTTCCGTTTGTGGGGTTCTTTTTCTATTATGGTAATATATAAACTGCAATCATTAGTTGACTTCAAGAATATTGTCTATTCATTAATGGAATTTATTTTGGATGATTTGCATATACTTGTTGATGGTCAATACAAAGAACAATTCAAAGTAGGGGCTGATAGTAGTACTGATTTTCATAAACAGTTTTACGATAAGTATAGAGCCGGTTGGCCTGAAATGGAGTTTGCGTATAAAAGTCTTATATATAATAATATTTCTTTGCTGTTCGATGAAGATTTTCTGTATCAGAAATTCCCAACATTCAGAGTTCATCTACCTTCAAATGTGGCCGTAGGAGCATTTCATAAAGATTCAGATTTCGGTCATCCGGCAGGGGAAGTTAATTTTGTAATACCACTAACCAATAGTTACGAAACGGCAAGCATTTGGGTAGAGAGCGAAGTAGATAAAGGTGATTTTTCGCCAATGAAATTGAGAATAGGTGAACTTGTTCAATTTAACGGTAACGTTTTAACGCACGGGAATAAGATAAATGAAACAAGGCACACAAGGGTAAGCATGGATTTTAGAGTATTGCCAATATCAAAATACAATCCTGAAAATGATTCTGAAAGCGTAACAAGGAAAACAAAATTCCAAGAGGGGGCATACTACAAAAGGTTCACACATGCCACACGTTAGTTTTACTCCTGCCGGTAGGTGTGGAAATTTCATGTTTGAAATGGCAACAACTTTGGCGTATGCTTTAAGGCATAACCTAGACTTTACCGTTCCATTACACACATCAAATCCTAAGTGGTCACCAATATACCTTACTCATTTACAAGACCACACTTACAACCCAACACTTCACACAATTAACCTTTGGGAAACATGCCATGAGTATAAGCCAATTGAATTTAAAGAAGAATGGAGAGGCTGTAATATAATAGTGGAAGGTTACCGTCAATCAGAAAAGTATTTTTCTGAATTTAGAAGTGAATTGCTTTATGCTTTTGACATACCTTACAAGCAAGTTGATAAGTGTAGCATCCATGCTAGGTACGGAGATTATCTAACAGTAAAAGATAATAGAGGTAAATTTAAGCATGTTATAGTTGATGAACCGTATTTGTTGGAAGCAATGAAACTAATGGAATGGGAAACAGGAATTACCACATTCAAAGTTTTTAGCGATAATATTTCGCTATTCCAAGATAGGCATGGGCATCTAGCAGACTTTGAATATAGCACCAATACAGACGAATGGGCAGATTTAGTAGAAATGAGTTGGTGCGCCCATAACATAAATTCATCTTCAACTTTTTCCTGGTGGGGAGCATGGCTCAATAGAAATCCCGACAAAGTAGTTATTACTCAAAAACATTGGTTCAATGAAAACGGTTGGATGGGTTTAAATGTCAATGACATAGTACCAGATAAATGGGTTAAGTTATGAAATCAGAATATCAAATAGAAACAGAAAAAGAATTATCTCAATTAAAAAGGGTAGAACGTAGAGAAATTTCAGGAGAAAGTGATATGCACCATCCTTCATTAAAAGTAGGTGATATTATTACCGTTGGCAGATGGGGAACATTTGGTTGTTGGGATGAAAAAGGAAGATGGGTTGATTATTACAAATCAAAACCGGCGAAAAAATAAATATGGCAACTTGTAAACTAGACGAATTAGCATTAAAGCATGGCACAGATAAATCAAGTGTAAATCATAACTATTGTCCGTGGTATGAAAAACATTTGCCTGAAAAAGTAAATAATTTCCTAGAGATAGGAGTATGGAAAGGAGCATCAATAAAGATGTTCAAAGAATGGTATAACAATGAAGGCCGATTCTATGCAATGGACGTTTTCGGCGGTGAAGTAATATCACAAACAGAACTTGGGGCAATAGGCGTTAATTCATACATGGGTTCTCAAAGTGATGGTGCTTTCTTAAAAGGAGTGAAAGAAAAGTTTGACGTATTAGTAGAAGATGGTTCTCATCATAGCGATGAACAGGTTATAACATTTAAAATAATGTTCCAAAATAATATTGCTGACGGGGGTATGTATGTTTTGGAAGATGCCTTTTGCGCAAAAGACCCTTATTGGTGGCGTGGTGTTGTAAAGAAATTTGAAGATACCGCACTAGCTATTTTTAAAAAGTATCTTGAAGGCGGTACATTAGAATGCGATTTTATAACCCACGAAGAAAGCAATCAGTTAATGGCAATGATTGAAAGCGTTGATATATATAATGATGCAATAATCTTCATAAAAAAGAAATCAAATGCTTGATTTAAGTACTAGGGAAACATTGATTGCTGCTTTACCTAAAAATGGCATTGTTGCTGAAATAGGTGTGGAGTGGGGTGCTTTTTCAAGGAAGATATTTGAATTAAGTGAACCTAAAAGGCTTTATCTAATTGATTGTTGGGAAAGTCAAGGTGAAGAAGTTTACGGTAACGACCCCGCAAACAATTCAAATGAACATAAGGAAGCACAGTATAGGACAGTATTGAATACATTCTGTAAGGTTGATGAAGTAACTGTTTGGAAAGGTTATTCAGATAAGGCTTCTGTATATTTTAATGATAATTATTTCGATTGGATTTACATAGACGCCAACCATCTACAAGCAAGACAAGATATTGAAGCATGGCTACCTAAAGTTAAATCAGGCGGGTATGTACTAGGCCACGATTACACTATGGTAGGTGATTACATTACAGTTAAAAAAGATGTTGACGATTATGTAAAAGAACATGGACTAGAACTATTTGTAACAACCGGAGCCAACGGAGATATTTATGAAAAGAACTATCCATCTTGGGGATTTAAAAAACCATAAATGAGTAAAAGAGCAATTATATTAGTAGCAGATAATAATTACATAGACCATGCTAAATCTCTTATGGTTAATTGCAGGGAACAGGGTGAATGGGAAGAAGATTTTGCGGTAATATGCCCAACCAATTCAGAAGCGGCAGCAGAATTTAAAAGGTTAAAGTTTCCTGTAATAGAAACTTCACTAAATGGGTTTATGCAAAAGTTTCAAGTATTCAATAAAGTATTTGAATATTGGGATGAAGTTCTTTATTTGGATTGCGACATTATAGTTCAGGATAATTTAAACAGGCTATTTGACCTACTGAAAGTGGAAGATAAATTATGGATGGATACGGAAGATGGAAAGATAATTGATATGTTTTGGCGGGATGAACAGAAAGCCCAAAACCAACACATATACGATTGGATGGCTAACGCTTACCCTCATGTATATACCCATCAAACATTTAACTCTGCATTTATGTTATTCCGGCCTGCATCAATAGAAACAGGAATAGTAGAAAGGTTGGTTAATATCCAGGAAATGATACATGAAGCCAACAACCCAAGTAAGGGCGGAACAGATCAGCAAACCATTAATATATTGCTATGGCATCAAGCTAAAAAGATACCTAATAAACTTGTATGCTTTTGGGGATTGGCAGAACCACAAAATGACGTTGATAGCGAATGGCGGCAATATAAAAAAGGTGACGTTCCGGTTGCAATTCACTATTGTAGATGGTATGGGCCGTGGATAAATAAAACACCGGATGCGGATGCTTACATGATAAGAAAACTAGGGAAGCCATGTTACGATTTATACCAAGAGAACCTTTCTAAATTTCAAACTATTTTCGGCAAATGAATGAGAGTATAATGTTTGACTATGCAGGCTTTTATGAACGGGTAGCAAAAGAAATGCCCGACAATTGCCGGTTATGTGAGATAGGCGTGGCCGATGGTATTTCGGCGCTATATCTTGCTAGAGAGCTTTACTTACTGCGAAAGGAGTTTAAGTTATACATGGTTGATGATATGTCTTACGGGCAATACGTCCAAATTAAACAGATTTATGAGAATATAATAAGAAGCGGGTTAGGAGAACACATCGAAGTAATACCATACGATTCTGTAAAGGCAAGCGCATTGTTTAATGACGGCTTTTTAGACTTCATATTTTTGGACAGTTCACACCAATACCAGGAAACAAAAGACAGCATTAAAGCATGGTATCCAAAACTAAAAGACGGCGGAAAGTTTGCAGGGCATGACTACTTTGAATATCCGTCCGTAATGTTGGCCGTTGACGAACTAATACCAAAAGTCTTTACTAGGGAACAAATAAATGACGACCCATTTGAACCGGAAGAATTTCTTCATGTAGAAGGTACGGATAGAGGGTATGGTATTTGGCATTGTACTAAGGACTTTTATAAATTTTTAACCGTATAGGTATGCTAATATCATTAAGCCAAGTATTAAGCAAGTATAATCTTAAACCAAAAGGAGTTATCCATGTAGGCGCTCATTGGGCAGAAGAACATGATGATTATGTTGCTAATGGTATTGAAAGATTTGTTTATATAGAGCCTTGTAAAGATGCCTACGATATACTATTACATAAGTTTAGTGTTATAGATAGATTAAGTAGTCTATATTCTATTGATGATGTAACCTGTTATAATGTGGCTTGTGGATCCTATGAAACAAAAGGAGTGATGTATGTGTCACATGACAATCAAGGTCAATCAAATTCGTTATTAGAGCCTGATTTACATTTACAACAACATAAGGAAGTAGTATTTAACGATGCTGAAATAGTGGAAGTAGTAACGCTTGATAGCTTAAAAGTTACCGGAGATTTTCTTGTAATGGACTGTCAGGGGTACGAAGGTGAAATTTTAAAAGGGGCCGATGAAACATTAAAGCAAGTAAATATCATCTATACAGAAGTAAACAACGGAAGCACATACAAAGGGAATATGCTTATCCAAGATGTAGATGAATTGCTTGCCTTGTACGGGTTTAAAAGAGTTGAAACCTATTGGCCTTCACCTAACTGGACTTGGGGGGATGCTGTTTATATAAAAGAGCCGTATTTTGATATAATTCATTTTGCTGACAGAACAAAGGAAGATAAAAATCAAAGGTGGTATTTAAAATGACAAATGAAGAATTGGTAAGACGCTACGCTATGGGGCGGGATATTGTTAAGTATAAAAAACTTATATGCCCATCAAGTAGCAGAGATTCAAGCTATATAAAAATAGATTGGAAGCCACGTAAAGGAACAATGAGAAGGTATCTCATTAAGCTAAAGTTATGGCATACTGTAAAGGCGAACAGGAGTATTACTAGAATGAAGTCGTTATGATAAACGTACCAAAGCAGTACCAACCTATTATAAACACCGTGTACCCCGCAGAGAACTTTTGTGAGTACGAAAGGTGGTTTATGCAAAATTACAAAGGAGATGTAAGCAGTAGAGAGTATCTACCAATCCTTTTTTGCGGGTATCATGTAAATAATCAATACGGCCAAAATAAACAAGCCCGATACGATTTGCAAGCATTTGTAAACGCATTGGATAGTAGTAAAAAGTACTTTTGCCTAAGTCAATATGACGATGGAGTAGGGGTTGATTGGAAAGAAAAAGACGTTTTAGTATTTGATATGAGCAAAAAATCTGCATACCAATTACCTTTAATGTGTCAGCCACATTCATATGAACATGATGGCAGTAAGAAGTATTTTGCAAGTTTCATAGGCAGCAGAACGCATGGCATAAGGGATAAGGTATTTGCACTTGAAGGGTTAGACGGTTATTATATTTCAAGTAACGTACATTCAATTGCTAAGTTTTGTCGAGTTGTGGCCGGTTCTATTTTTGGCCTTTGCCCTAGAGGGTATGGGTTAAATTCATTCAGAATAGTAGAATGTATGCAGTACGGTACAATTCCGGTATATATTTCAGATGATTTTATTTTCCCTCACAATCTTGACTTTATGGATTACGGGATAATTATTGAGGCCAAAGACGCTGATAGGATAGATGAAATCTTAAAACAGGTGACACCGGAACAAATAATTAATAAGCAGGACAAGATAAAAGAACTATACCATAGCCACTTTTCTTACCAGGGAGTTATGGACAGAATAAATGAGCATCTATGTTTGTTGCCGTAATTCATAATTCAAACAATACAGAACGCTACGAAAGGCTACTTAAAGAGCTTGAAGTTCAGGGCATAACAGACTATCAAATATTCCCGGCTATCCATTATGTAACGTCAGTAAAGCAAGGGATAAACCATGCTCACAAGTCAGTTATAGAGTATGCGGCTATGGCAGAATTTGATGAGGTTTGTGTAATGGAAGATGATATTAGGTTTACTCATCCTAAAAGTTGGGAGTTCTTTTTAGCAAATAAGCCAAAAGATTTTGACATTTATCTAGGTGGTATCTATTTAGGTGTCCTATTGGAAGGTAACCGGATAGAATCTTTTTGCGGGTTCCATTGCTATATCGTTTCTAAAAGGTTTTACTCTACATTTCTATCCGTACCCGATGATGAGCATATTGACAGGTGTATGACAGGGCTTGGGAAGTTTGTTGTCTGCAACCCAATGGCGGCAATTCAGTATAACGGATTTTCAAGTAATACGGGGAAAGACGAAAATTACGACCCACTTTTAAACGGAAGATTGCTTTACGATGGCACAGTTTTTTAACCATGTCAAGAAAATTATAACATGAAACAGACAGAAACACAACCAACCGTAAAGCAACCTGAAAAGAAAGAAGCACCAAAACCAACTGCTAAAAACACAGGTGTAGTTTCAGGGCCGTCAGAAGAACCAAAGGAGTTTGACCCTTCAAGTCAACCAATCCATGACGACAAAACACCAATTTTGAATGACGGCAGCGGTGGCGGAGGTTATAACAAGGAAGATAACTAATCAAGTGTGGCCCCGAAGTTCGGGGCTTTTTTGTATCGTACAAATTTTTATAATGTCAATGTTCAAACTTTAATTACTTTTATGCCAATAATCCAATATTCTGAATGGCTAATAGTAACTATGGCGCATATCCAAATCATTCGATAGACCCCAGGAAAAAAGGCTACGCTTGGATAATGCAGTACATACAAGCTGCTTATAACGATGCTAGAGGGTCTTACGGCGGCAACACTTTATTCTACGGCCAAAACAAATACGAAGAAATTAGGCAATACGCACTAGGCCAACAATCCGTTTCAAAGTATAAAGAGATACTAGGAGTTGAAGATGTTACTGACCAAAGTTGGCAAGCAATCAATTGGAATATCCCATCTTTTCTTACCAAATACCGTGAAATAGCGATCGCTAAACTAATCCAAAAAGAATTTAATATAGAGTGTGCAGCCATTGACCCATTAGCTAAAAGCGAAGAAGATGATTATTTCAATGAAATGAAGGCTAAGATCATGGTTAGGGAAGCACTACAACAGCAAAACCCTGAACTAGCACAAAGCCCAATGGTTGCCCAACAACCTAACGAAGCCCAAGACGAAGAAGAATTGTCAATGGAGCAAGAGTATTCCTACAAGCACGTAATGGCGCAGGAAGCAGAAATGGCAATAAGCCTAATTACGCAACAAAATAACGGTGAAGAAATAGTTAAACGGGTGGCAACATCACAAGTTGATTTTGGCATTGGCGGCACAACTACGGGTATTGATGAAAACGGGTTGTGCAAATACCGTGAAGTGGTGATTGATAATCTTATTCTTTCATCTTGCGTTAAACAAGATTTTTCTGATTTGGTGCATTGGGGTGAGTGCATCCAAGTTCCGGTTGTTGATTTGGTTCCTTTTTTCGACAAAAAACAGATAGATGATATTTGCCAAAACGTAGCCGGTAAGTACGGTAATCCATATACATATACGGTTGGGGTAAGCGGGTTTAACAGGCTATGGAATAAGTTTTCAGTTCTTGTTTTTACGTGCAAATTTTTCAGTTGGAACGAAAGCGTTTACAAAGAAGAAATTGACGGCAGGGGCAATTGGAGGTACGGGAAAACATCTTACGAAAACAAAAAATATGTAGCCGGTAACGAAGGATATAGCGCAAGTTCAGAAGATGATTCAGATAGCGGAAACGAATACGGTGCATCAGTTCCCGAAATACCGGAAGAAGATCAGGGCCAAGCCAAGCCTTCCTATATGTCATCAGTAAGAAAGGTGGTATATAAAGGTAGTTGGCTAGTTGGCACTCAATATATGTATGACTTCGGGCTATCCGAAAACATGGTAAGGAAACAATCTTGTTGGTGGGATACAAGCCTTGACATTCAGTTGTACTCCTGGAACTTTAATAAAATGCAGTTTGCCGGATTAACAGAAAGACTAATGCCTTTGGAAGATAAGGCTTGTTTACTTTGGTTCCGGCTGCAAAACATATCTAATAAGGTTGTTCCATATTTAATTAATATGGACTTGAACCAAATGGAGGGGATAAATTTTGGTAGCGGCGGTGAAAAGTTGAAGCCTTCGGAAGTGATGAATTTTATCTTCCAAAATTTTGCTGTACCATATAGAAGCACCGATTTATTGAAGGGCAACCCTAACATGAAGCCTGTTGAGATTCAGGACACAGGTTCGCTATCAATTTTTGCCCAACTATACAATGAGTTAGACAATACCATAAATCAGATGAGGCAAATTTCCGGCCTGAATGAAGCAACAGACGGAAGCACCATTAACCCTAAAAACTTAAACTCTACAAATGCCGCAATGGTAGAAGGTACTAATAATGCCTTATACCTTATAGAAGCCGCTAAGAAGTCATGGCAGAAAATGTTAGCCGAAAGCATTGTTCTAAAAGTTCAAATAGCCGTTAAGCTAGGGAAGGTTCAAGGGTACTACAAAGCATTAGGTTCCGGTACGATAAAGTTCTTATCTATTAATCCTAACATAAGCCTTCACGAATTAGGAATAGATATTTATGAAGCCCCAACTAGACAAGAGCGTGAAATGCTTTGGCAGGATATAAGCCTTAAAGAATCACAAGGACTGTTGGACGTAACAGACAAGGCTTTGATAATGAATACGCCAAATATCAAGCAAGCCATGAAACTATTGGCTTACAGATTAAAGAAGCGTAAAGAAGAATTACAAGCCTACGAAATGCAGAAGCAGCAAATGGCAATCCAACAGCAAACAGAAGGGAATATGATGTTGGAAGCGGCCAAGCAGCAGAACCTAAAGGATATGGGCGCAATAGAACTAGAGAAAATAAACGCTCAAATGCAATGGCAATATGTAATAGAATCCATGAAGAAAAATGCCGATATAGAATCTTCAAACGTTCAGGCCCAAGCAAAGATTATTGGCAATCAAATCATGGGAGATGCAAAAGTTATCAGCAGCCACATAGCCGCAGAAAGTTCAAAAGAGAAACAGCATATAGCCAATAAAAAGCCTAAGACAAGTGCGGCCTAAAATTATTTTTGGAATTGATGTTGTAACATTAATATATTTGAAGTAACAAATCCACAATATTCTATGTCTGAACAAGACAATCAGGTAACCGCAAGGCTGTCAACTTTCAGCCAAATTCAACCAACAGAAGAAACACCGGCAGTAGCAGAAGCAGCAACGGTAAATGAAGCCGGAGTAATCAACATGCCGGAAGTTGCTGAAACTGAACCTGAATCACAACTTGGGAACATAGCGCCAGTAGCAGCCGCAGCCCCCGAAACACCGGCAGTAGAAGATAATACTACATCTTCCTTTGAAATGCCTTCGTATGACGAACCGGCAGCAACAACCACGGAAGAAAAACCGGCCACGGCAGCACCAATAACTGATTGGCGTGAAGCGATAAAAGCAGCAGACCGGAAAGAATTACTAAAAGAACTTGGGATTGATGATTTTGCTATTGAGCTAAACGAACATATTAAAAGCGGTGGACAAGCAGCCGATTACATAGCAGCCAAATCAAGAGATTGGACTAGCATTTCTGACATAGACGTTATGCGGGATGAATTTAGAACAAAATATCCTAACCTTAACGCAGACGAAATCGAAAGGAAGTTGACCAGGAAGTACATGCTTGACGAAATGGACGATGATTTGAAGAACGATGGCCTGATTGATTTAAAATCAGACGCTTACGAACTTCGCCAACAAAGAATAGAACGGGACAAGAAACTAATCATCCCTTCAAACAAAGCACCGGAAGTTGACATGGATGCCATGACAGATCAGTTCATGCAAAGTCAACAAAGGTTACAACAAGAGAATTACAAAAAATCAATAGAGTTATTTAACAATCACGAAGCCACAAAAGAACTCAATCAAAGCAAGAGAGTTGCATTAGACTTGGGAGCAAATGGCAAGTTTAGTTTTACTGTTGATAAACCGGAATCGCTTACAAGGATAATTTACGACAAGGACGCATGGGGTCGTTTAGTAAACAACGAAAAGGGAGAGCCTAACGTTGCACTATTACAGGAGATAGCTTTACATGCCGCAAATCCTTCGAAGTTTAAAAACGACCTTGTAAATTACGGGAAATCTCTAGGCGTACATAATGTAGTAGCCGAAGGTCAAAACGCAAAACGTCCACTTGGTTCTCCTGCTAAAACAGATACCTCACCTGTCATAAGACAAGGAACATACGGTCATCTGCAAGCGCAGAATTAATTGGGCGAAATTTATTTCACCAATTTAATATTCTAAAAAAATGCCGACTTCAACAGGTATAATTAATAAACAATACGTCAGCGCCCTATCAACGTACATTGATACAAGGGAAATCAACCGGCTCATTACAGACATCTATAATGACGACCAACTAACTGACATTCTTCATGTAGGTAACAAAAAAATGCCTACACAGCAGCCTTTCTATAACACTTTCGTTGACGAAGAACTTTTCAAACTGACAACCGTTGCAAGCGTAACAACCGGCAGCGGTACAGTTCAGGTAACTTACGTTTTGGATGCTGCTACTTCTGGTTATACACGTCTTAATGACTTGGTTATGACCACTAACGGTAACCCTGCTATCGTAAATCAGGTTACTTCTGCATCAGGTATTGATACCATTCGTGTATTCAGCCCCGCAGGCGCAAACCTTACCATTACAGCCGCAGACCAACTTTCTCTGTTCTCAATGGCAGTAGGCGAAAATGCAGTTAGCCCACAAAACTTACGTTACGGGCTTACCCGTTATTTCAACAAGGTTCAAATCTTCCGTGAAACTTCAAAAATAACAGACGTACAGAACGCTTCTACAATTGAAGTAACCGTTCAGGGTCAGAACAAATGGACATTCAAAGACCATTACGAAAAAACAATTAAACTGAAAGGCAACATCAATGCGGCCTTTATCGGTGGTGATATGTCAGTTACTTCGTTCTCTGATACAAACCCCGTTATGGTTGACCCTGTTGTTTTCAATGAAGGTAATAACGTTGGCGGCGGCGGAGCAATCCAAACTACCCGTGGTATTAACAAGTACATTGAGCTATACGGTACAACTTTGGTTGATGGTACGCTTGGTACTTATCAGAAAGCTAACCTGGATAACGTATGTGATGTTCTTACAGCGGCCCGTGCGCCTAAAGACTACAATGCGTTTGGTTCCGATAAAGCCCTTCGTGCGGTTAGTACTTATTTCAAAGCATTGGGTTCTTCCGGCGTACAATCTGCAAGGATGGTAGTTAATGGAACAGAAATGAACCTGAATGTTAGTAATGTTGATTACGGTAGTTACAGTTTTGGATTCGTGTTAATGCCAATCCTTGACCAACCTACCCTGTTCAGTCAGACAGATATTTCCCGTTCTCTTTTCTTCCTGCCTAAAAACGGTAAAGTGAAAGTAGAAGGTGGTGGTTCTGACGACCAAATTCGTGTTCGGTACTTCCCTAAACAATCAATTTACGGAAACGACATGATTAACGAAATCCATGCAGGTGCTTATTCTCCCGTTAATCCAAACGGTTCAATGGCATCTGTTGATGTGGATTGGTCAACTACACAAGGACTTGAAGTGCTTGCAGCACAACACCTTGTTAAGCAGGTTGTAGTTTAAGCCGAAGAAAAATAAAAGTAGCATGGGTAATAATGCTCATGCTACTTATTCATTAATAAAAACAAAGCAAATGAAAGTAGTTGGCGACTTCAACAAAATCAGCGATAAACTCAAAGCTGAAATTCCACTCCTGAAACCGGGGCAAGAAATGACATTCCAATTGTTACATGGTGTGCCTAATCCTGACCCTGACCCTACCGAAAAACTTAAAAATCCTATGCTGTACGGTAAGCGTCAGTTAAGTACTTATTTCAGGATTTTTGACCCGTATATAAAAGACGCAGAAGGGAAAGAAACAGGTGGTTATGTTGATGTTGGAGCCGTTAAGACTTGGGATAAAGATCAGCCGGAAACCTTTGTTTGCTTCATACCTGGGTTTGGTAAATTCCAAAATACAGGTAAGTTTTCGTTAATGGGTGGTAAATCAGAAGATATTGAACTGTTTGAAATCTTATGGCTTTCCCCGCAAAGAGAAGGAAATCCGCATGCCGACAAGACCGTTCAGAAAATGTTTAAGTTGATAAATGTGGCAGAAGCAACCAAGTCAACACTTAACAAAGTTGATATACTTCGCAGGGCATTAAACCTTGTGGCAAACATGAAAGAAGAAGATGCCCGTGTTGTAATGGCTTCCTTGAATCAAAAACGGTACAGAAATACTGACGAATTGATGGCAGCTCTAGGTGAGTTAGCAAGGAATAAACCGGATAGCGTTTTGGGTGCTTATGATGACCCTGAAAAAGAAAACAAAGCAGCCTTGCGTTCAGCATTTGATGATGGGTTGTTAGAGTACAACCCAATAACCGGCGATGTGAAAATGGATAAAGGCAAATTGACCAATATCCCATCTTCCGAAGATTTGCTTGCCGTATTGAATAGCTGGATGAAAACAGCAGATAACGGCGAACAGGTGTTGAACCTACTGAAAACGAAGATTAAAAAAGCAGCCAAAAAAGAAGTGGCTTTGGCGTAAATAAGTAAAATGGTTAGTAGAAATGCCCCTCATTGCAGGGGTATTTTTTTATTCAAAGTTTAAACATTGTTTTTGATTATATTTGACAAACCAATCCAATAATCTATGCCATTCACAGGTTTATTTACTGTTGCGGCGGCTTCGGGTTTTGACGTATTTACACTATCAGATGTAAGCGACTACACAGATGAACCTAAAGTAACCTTCTCCGGCAGAAGGATTAGAGTGATTACAACAAGCGATACTATCCTAGTACCAACAGGAACAACTACGGCCTACATAGATTTCCCATTTGCAGGCGGTGATACAATATCAATTGACGTAATGACAAGGGATTTGGCTGTTAATGTCGTTGTTGATTGGATGAGCCAAGACCCGCAATCAGGGAGTACTTACCAAGCATCATTAATCATATCCTTACTAAGCTACAATACTAACAATGAGTATGGCATAATTCAGGCAATGACAGTAACACCGTTAATTGTTTCAAATGCTAACTATTGGATGAACTTAGGATTGCTGCAAACTGAAAATGAAAATAGCAGGCAGGCTACATACGTGCAAGAACAAATATCAGCACAAAGGGCAATCAATCATGCCGCAGAAATATTAGCTAACCAATTAACTAATTTCTAATGCCGTTTACAGGAACATTTACAAAGACTGATACAAGCGCAACGGCTTATAATTCATTTGATTTAGAAGATACAAGCGATTACACGGATGAACCGGAAAACACATTCACAGACCGTCAAGTTTACCTTGTATATGTTGATGGATCCTATGTAGATAATAACGGCCTTGATTATTTTGATTGGCCTTTTGTTGACGGTAGCACCAAATCATTTGATGTATTAACGGAAGATGCAGCAGTAAGCATTATGGTTGTTTGGACAAGTTCAGACCCACAGGTAGGAAGTACATACAGCGCAGTAACAGTAGATGATTTTGTTGATTATGCCGAAGAATTTATGTACACAAAGGTTTATCAATTAGCCGGTAACAGAAACCTAATCAGCAACAAGAACTTCAAAACAACACTTGATATTACAAGGACACTAATAGATTCAAGCGCAACCTGCATAGTGTTTACAGACCAATATTCAAGTCAAAGATGTATAGATAACGTAGTAACTATTGAAGATAACCCTAATATGTTCTATTAATGCCAATACCTATTAATATATCGTATGTTATTTCGATTGCTAAGATTGCAGGGTTTTTGGCGGCTAATGACCAAAATAACTATGCAAGGAATCCAGGTGGGACGATAATGCCATACTTATCAAGGCTGATTTATATTGTTCGTAAGGCAGTTGAATGGCAGTATGGGATAGACCCAACAGCTACTACCCTTCAATATACCACAGCCTATTTGCAGGAATTAATAGGAAGGTATTTTCAAATAGCATTAAGCCTATTGTCGCAAGGTGGCGGTATCGTCATTATTCCACCAAGCGGGTCGCAATTTGGTATAGTTGGTGTTCAGGTATCGTTTACAATAGGTGATGTAAATTCTCCAATGAACGTAGGTGATACAACTTTGGTGCTTACTTACAACAACCCAATCCTAAATACAGATTCCGTTTATAGGGATAATACGGTTATACAGAAAAACCTTTCTGACAGAGCATCCTATACCATTACATATACTACAACGTCAGTAACAATAGTGTTTAATGTTCCCGTACAACTTGGTGAGGCGTATGAAATTAATTTCCTAAGATATACTACTACATAATGAAAAGGATACTATCATTAATATTTATTGTAATATGTTTTAATGGGTTTGCACAGACTGTTCCAAGTGTGCCAACGGTTAAAGCGGATTCGGGGTATTACAGGGTTGGGTATTTAAGAGCAATGGTATTAGGTAATCTAGTTGAAGGTGATACTGCTATCAGACCAAGTTTTAATGGAGCTACAAGGCTTTGGTATCACGATGGAGTAGATACAGCAATATGGGCATGGCATACGGATAGGTGGATTAAGATAGCGTCAAGTACAACAAGTGGCGGTGGTGGTGGAACAATCGATACATTAAATCTTTCATTTAGAATTGATACGTTAGCGGCCAAAGTTCTAATTGCTATTTACCCGCTATATATGACAGCTATTAGTACTGATTCAACCGAAATTGCTATTGATACCACTTACTTTCTAGTTGGCGGGGATACTACAAATCTTTCGTATAGGATAGATTCTCTTTCATCAAATGTATATCCACTTACGCTAGATTACATAATAGGGGGGTATGTCAGTAGAATTGATAGTTTGAAATTTGAGGTCAGTCCAGCGGAGTTTAGATTAAACGGGGTAGGGCCGATATACTCCGCTTGGGATAGCGTAACCCTTTCACCGGCAGACCCGACTTTAAATAGGATTGACGTAATTTATATTGATGGTGATGGTAATGTAGGCGTAATTGAAGGTACTCCTGCCGTAAATCCTTCTGAACCGCAAGTTGACCCTGCTTATCAGATTAAGCGAACTTCCGTGTATATTCCGGCAGCATCAACGTTACCGGCAGGATTTTTAAGGGAAGTGATATATGATGAAAACGTAGAATGGACACCAACAACAACAGGTACGGTAAGTTTTAGCAATACGACAAATCCATTCCATTTAACGATAAGTGCAGATATGGCTAGTCAATTGGTTAGTCGCACTCAAACATATACTAAGCCATCAGGTACATTACAAAGTACAGACTATTCGTTATTCAAAATGTATATTGATTTAAAGGCAACAATAGTAGCTGCAAGTAATATACAAGTAAGATTCTATAACGGGGCAGTGGCAGTTTCAACGGCAATAACTTTAAGTGCTACATACGGGTTTAGTAAGACAGATGTAGGGTATCAGAATATTACGATACCATTTAGTGCATTTGCATGGACAAGCACAACTTTTAATAGGGTAATTATCACATTCGTAGGAGTGCAAGGTGGTAGTTACGTTGATTGGGTGCAGCTACAAGGTGGCATACCAAATGGTCAATCAAACTTTATTACAGATGTATTTAGAAAAGTAGGAACAGATAGTGTATTCCAGGTTATAAATAGTGTACCGGAGTTTGCATTTATTGATAGTACAGGCGGTGGCGGCGGTGGTGGGTCGGTTACTGACTTTTTATATACTGATACATACGCCTTAGATGGAACCGTTATAAATTCAACCACTATTCCAAACCTTAGTATTATACTTGACACAAGTTTAATTTTATCACAGAACCATTTTTATAATTCTATTGATAGTTTATTAATTGTAATCGGTGACACCTATGTAAGTTATTCAGATACGGCTGCAATGCTTTCGGGATATGTTAGAAGGGTTTTAGCGGGAACAAATGTGACAGTAGATAATACTGACCCACAGTATCCGATAGTAAGTTCAACTGGCGGCGGTTCGGTAACACCGGCAGCAATGACGAAGGTGGATGACACGAATGTAACATTGACGTTAGGCGGCACTCCGGCTACATCATTACTACAGGCAACTTCTTTAACATTAGGCTGGACTGGCGTGTTAGGTGTTAGCAGGGGCGGTACATCTTATGGCAGTTATACAACGGGGGATATGTTGTATGCAAGCGGTTCGGGTACATTATCAAAATTGGCAATAGGAAGTTCAGGGCAGCATTTGGTAGTAGTTGGCGGCGTTCCAGTGTGGAGAGATACAGCAGCCGTTGTAGGTAGTGCCGGATGGAGTACGACAGGTAATGCAGGGTTGACAGCAGGAACAAATTTTATAGGCACAACAGATAATACTGATTTTGTTACTAAGGTAAATACAGTAGAAAAGTTAAGGGTAGTATCAAGTACGGGATACTATGGCGTTAATACGGCAGCACCAACAGCGCAATTGCACATCATTGGTGGCGATGGATTGCCAAGTTTAAGTGCGGAATTAATCAACACAGCTAACTATACATCTACTAACTGGACAACCGTTGTAGCGGGAACATACACCCATAACACAGGCAATACAACTGCATTGACAAATACACTTGCAGGTGTAGTAGGCACAGGGTACAGAGTATTGGCAACGGTAACGGGCAGGACGGGGGGCACGTTTACAATGACGTTTGGTGGCGTAACAAGCGCAATAATAACCCCAACATCAGGAACGTATTATGCTGAATTTCCATTAGTGGCAACTTCTACGGGTACGCTTTCCGTTACTCCGACTTCGATATTTGATGGAACGGTGACAATTTCTATTAAGTCGGTAAGTGGTGCCGGCACACCTATAATGATTGCGGCAAATAATACTTCGGGTGGCTCCCTTGAAGTTAGGGCAGATACAGCATTTAACTTATTTCTAGGGCAAAATGCAGGGGCAAGAAACATAAGCGGGGCAGGTATTCAAACGGGTGTTAATGACGGGTTGCATAATATTGGAATAGGTACTAATGCATTAACAGCTAATCTAACAGGTGGCAGTCATATTGCAATAGGCTATAATGCTTTGACGTCACAAAAAGCAACTCATTCAAATGTCGCTATTGGGCCATTTGCAATGAATACTAATACAACCGGCTATCAAAACATATCAATCGGGAATGCTACATTATATGCTAATACTACTGGCGATAATAACGTTGCTATCGGTGGGGGGCTAAACAACAACGGAATACTTACAGGGCCGCTACGAAATAACGTAAGTGGCAGGTCCAATGTCGCTATCGGCGGCGAAAGGGGTGCATCATCATTTGGTTTTGCAGGAGGCGCAAATACAGCAAGCGATAATACTTTTGTTGGTGCAGGTTCGGGTAGATTAACCAGTAGCGGCGGCACTAATACCGCAGTAGGTTCAGCATCATTATACACAAATGCCACAGGTGCCCAAAATACAGCAGTCGGAGCTTTAGCCCTATTCAATTCCACAACGTCCAACAACACCGTTGTAGGGTATAATGCCGGTATAAATGTTACTAGCACAGGCACGATTGATGCTTTCGGTTCATTTTCCGGTAACTCCTTCACGACAGGGTTAAGAAACTTTTCATTTGGTGGTAATTCCGGTAACGGAACATCGACAGCTAATACAGGTTCAGATAATATGTACTTGGGGAATAACGCTGGCAGTATGGCAAATAGTTTAGGAACACTTTCAACAAACAGGAATACAAACGTAGGTACATATTCAGGTATCGGTTACATTGACGGTGCAAACGATAATACGTTTATCGGCTATGCAACAGGTAACGGCACAACGTCAAACGCAACCAGTGTTTCAGGTAAAAATAATATAGCAATAGGCGCTGTTGCAACATTACCATCTGTTACATCAAGCAGTCAGATAACAATGTGGGTAGGTGCAACAGGCGGCACAGGTGGTTATAATGCACTTACAAGATTTACAGGGGGAGGTTGGTTATTTAACGGAACTACATCGGCGGTAACATCACAAACAACAGGAGCCGCTGTGGAAGTAAAATCAACGACAGGAACATTTATGCCACCTGTAATGACAGGGGTTCAGGCAACAGCATTAGGAGCATCCCCTGACGGTTCTATGATATATGTTACATCAACGGACGGTGTTTTTTCTTCTGTCGGATTTTGGGGAATGATCGCAGGAACATGGACAGCGTTACACTTATAAAAGGTCAGACTTAAATTAATATAAAAAATGAAAAAGGGTTTATTCGTAATTGCATTATTTGTTAGCGTTTCGGTGATCGCTCAAAATTACGGCGATAGTTCAATTACATTACCAGTATTGACACAAAGAACTGCATATTGGGTCGGGCAATATGTGAAAACTCAATTCACTTGGAGCGAACGAAATGCCCCTACGCAATTGAAACCATACATAGGGAGCGGTTTGCAACCTGATAGCCTGCTTACTAATGTAACCATGAAGGCTAA